AATCCAAATGACACCTTAATTAAATTAATGACAGATATTTGGAATGATGAAAAAATATATTTTACGATATATAATTTACATAATTATTTATACAATATTCTTGACCACGAATTTGTTCCAAAACATTATCATATGGATGAAAAAGAAGTGGAAGATGTCAAAAAAAAATATAATATTATGAATGATTCACAATGGCCTGAAATATCACGTTTTGATCCTGTAGCCCAAGCAATAGGATTAAGACCTAAGGAAGTATGTAAAATTATTCGTTCAAGTGAAACAGCTATTACAAGCAGTTATTATAGAATGTGTGTTTAATATAATTAATTTTATTTTTTAATTATATTAATAATAAATATATGTCATATGATAAAGATTGTTCAAAACAGTTTCCACATAGGTCCAAAATAGTTATAAATAAAAAAAAATACGATGAATATTGTTTTAGCATAAAAAAATGTAGCGAATGGACCGATTTATCAAAAAATAGGGAAGGACAGCCACTTCCATTTCCATCACAGTGCAAACCAGACACATATAAAAAAATGCCAGAAATTACAAGAGGCTCTTTATGCGAAGATATAAAAAACGATTTCAGTTCATTGCAAGATATTTCCAATAATTTAGAAGATAATAAAATGCTTTTTAAAACTATTGTTGATGAATATACAAGCAAATATAAACAATATTTAAAATTTCCAAGTGACCAAACAAAAGGTGATTATGAAGTATATGAACAAGACTGGTTAGAATTAAAAAAAGAACTTATCAAAGAAAATAATGATATTAATACCATGATGTATAAATATCAGGAAAGGGTTAATGGTGTTCATGATATGTTAGAGAGAGAAATGGAAGAACACGATATGATCACAGAAAAAATTAATAAAACAAAAGAAAGAGTTATAAGAGTAGGTAGTGAAATAACAAAAACTAATAATTATAATTCTACGTCAGGTCATATTGTTAATACTATATATTATTGTACTGCTATTGTTATAATGGGAATTTTTTTAACAAAATTAAAATAACAATTTAATTATTGATTATTAATAATTAAATTATGTATATAATTAATATATGAACGATATGAAAAGTTTAAATCAAGGAATATATTTTAGTGTGAAAAAGGATAGTTTTCAGAGTTCGCATCCCGAATATATGAAATATAACACAAAAATGAATAGAATACCAACTAACATTATCGAAGGATTTCAAGAAGGTGTTACTGGTTCAAGTGAACAGAATTTAAAGGTATTCTCTAATCAGAGAATTTATTACAATAGAGGAAATAATAAAGGAACATTTAATGATGGTGAAGTAAGATTTATGAATGGTTCTTTAGAAGAGATAAAAAATTACATAAAAGGTAAGGGTGATTATTTAGGATTTGAATATGTAAAAAGATCAAGAAAAGCTTATTTTATGAAAAAAGATAATGGGGATTTGCCAAAAAATGGTGGTAAAATTCCAACACTTAAACATAGAAATGGCGTTGAAACATGGTTGGTTGTTGGTAATGGTATGCCCGAAGCAGCAGAAGAAAACATATTAGGAGATGATGAAATAGCAAAATTAAACGCACAAGAGAAAGTTAATTTTTCAAAACACGAAAATGATTTTAATGGTGCTTTAAGAAAGTATAAACAACATATGACTGATGTGCTCGATAAAGCTGTTGCATCACAAAGCGCTTTAGCAAGTGATTTAAAAAACAAAATTGTTAAAGTTCAGGGTTCAAATAGATTGTTTTATATTAATGGTTATGGTGTAAAAAGAGAATTCGTTGGAACCTTAGCAACCAATAAACAATCAAGAGGTTCTGGTTGTGGGGATGAACCATATCAAGAAGTTTCGGCAGCACAAATAGACCCTTTACCAACTGGACAAAACATGGCGCAAGGAGAAGATTGTAGAACTGGTGGTATAAATGTTAAAAGTAAAACGGGACAAAATACATATTGGTTAGATAAATATGGTATGGCACATAAATATCAGGATTTTGCAACAGGAAGGCATTCTACTTGTCCATCTCATGTAACCACGGTAGAAGATGCTCAATTAAATGCTTATCAAAAATCAAATAGTCCATGGTTAAAAACCAGTGCTTGTATAGTTAGTGATACCAGCAGTGATGGTGGTTCAGGAGCTAAAGCTAAGGCACAAAATGATATTATGATTGATAAATTAGGTTTAATGAAAGATGAAGTGGATAAAATGGTAAAAAGCGGTGCTAATGAAGCAATTATAGATGATTTAGACTCTAAAAAAGCCGAACAAAGAAAAAATCTTATTACAACTTTAAATAGACTTAAAAAAGAAAGAGTCAAAATTCAAAAATTACAACAAGAAGTTGACGCAGCCGATTATAATCTTAAAGATAAAAAAGTAAGAGCAGACGGAATACAAATGAGATATATAGCTTGGGCTTTAGCAGGTTTTACATTAGCAAGTATGACTGTTAAATTATTAAACAAATAATTATTATTATCAATTATTAATATCTTAATAATTAATATATAATGGGATTTGATGAAATAACTAATATGTTTTTACCAAAAAATAATGTGAGTTTAGAACAAATTAAAAAATATGTACAAAAAAAACAAACAATTGATTCAAGATCACATTTAATACAAGGTGTTAGATTACATAATGTTAGAGAAGGATTTGATGATAATACTAAAACATTTAGACAAATGAATACAAAAGAAGAAAAAGCATTAAGTGATTTATCCAATAACTATCATAGATTAGTTAGTGATTACGCTACGGCATACCAAGGATATTTACAGGAACATTTAAGACTAACACAGAGCGTAGAAAATTGTAAAGTGAAATGCCAAGAAACATATAATAGTGGAAATAATTATGCTAATAAACAAAGATCGTGTAGTGCTGGATGTGATTTAAAGGGTGTTCAAGTATTAAGATGTAAAAATACATACAAAGGTTTATCGAGCGACACCTCTAAAAAATGTAAAGATATGGCGAGTGATCATTGTGACGAAGGAACAGTAAATCCTGGAAGCTCATCACGAAAATTTGTTAATAGTGCGGATAATTCTGATAGCAGTAGTATTACCCTCGCACAAGGTTGTTGTATGTGTGGAGGTGGAACTGGTGGAAAGCCTACAGCATATGTTAATGGAACAACTATAAAAAAATGTGATGAAATTGGTAAGGCTATGAATGATAATGATATGATAGCAATATGTAAAAATGCCGGTAACAATGTTCCCGGATTTAGCGCATCCGCAAATGCGAATTTTGTTAATAAATATTCTAATATTAAATCAAAAAATCAAGATGTTATGAATGAAGCAAAAAAACTGAAAGGAAAAATCACAACATTGATAAATACAAGAGATAAATTACGTGGCACTATAGCAAGTGAAGAGGATACATTAGAACAAAATTTAAAAGAATTTGAAGAAAAATATTCACGATTACAACAATACGGAGAAGGTGGAAAAGATTGGACATCCATTGCGCAATATCATACTACTTTGAACAAGAAAAATTCCGAAGAATTAAAATTTTATATGTGGAGTGTTTTAGCAATTGTTTTAATTATGACTGTGGTATCTAATTTTAAAAAGAGGTCTTAATTATTAATTGTATTTATAATTAATAATCAAACAATAATTATATCTATAAATAATATATAACATGGGAGATTCAGCAGCTCAACAAAATCAGTATAATCAACAAATTAGACCTGAAAAATTAAAAGAAAAACATGAACAAACAATTGAACAAATTGAAAAACTACAAGAAGTTGAAAGATTTTTATTTCAAAACTTACAATCTATAAGTAGTAGTGCGCCCGATTCGGCAGCTCAAAAAGCCGAAATAAGAAAGAAAATAGAAGAATTAGTAGGTTTTAGAAAAAATCTACTTAGTCAATTATCTGGCATGTATACTTCAGCTCAAGTTGAAGTTTCACAAAGAAGATATGACCTCGCCGATCAAATTGCTGTTGGTGAAACAATGAAAGACGAATTAGCAAATACACAGGAACAATTGGATGCTTTGGAAGCCGAAAAAAGAAATAAAGAAAGATTAGTTAAGGTTGGTGAGTATGAATATTCGAGATATGCCGAATTTAGAGGTATCATTAAAGTTATTGTATATGGATGTTTCATAGCTTTATTAATAAGTTTTCTAATGAAACAACCTTGGTTCCCTGCTACTTTAGGTGTTGCTGGATTAGGCGTTACCGGTGCTTGGGTGCTTATCACGGTTGTTGGGCGTTTATTTGATAATTTTAGAAGAGACCCTAACGATTGGCATAGATTTATTCAAACCGATGGACAAAGATATAAAAACGAAATCGCTGAGGCCGCAAAAACACCAGAAAGCAAGAGTTTAGCATCTTTAATTGGTTATAGTTGTCCAAAAGAGTCTTTTAGTTCTATGGGAGCAATGCCCCATGATACTGTAAAAGAAAATTTCAGTTATCTATAATGATTTAATAATTTAATTATAAAATAATTAATATTTATAATTAATATACTTATTATGACGAATTCGAAATATGAAAATGATATGAATCCATCAGCACAAACTTTTAATCAATGTCAAGTAGCACCTAAATCTAAAGCTTGTGATAATGAAATGGCAGCATATAACGCATATAGAAGTGATATTGTAAAATCTCAAACTATAGACGCCGATATAAGACAAAAAAGAAAAGCTTGGTATCAAAGTGCGGACAAAATATCACAATATAATGAAGAGGTTGGTTTAGAAGCTGAAGCAAAAGCAAAAGCTGTTACTGATAAATGGAAAGAAGAATTTAATTTATATTATAAGAATATTGAAAATAGTTATCATCATGTTAAATCTCTTGAAAAATATTGCCCAGGTGCAGAAAAATTAGATATTAAATATTTATCATTGATTAAGAAGGACAACGTTGAATCAAAAAAATTAATTAAACAAGCCAACATAGACCAAAGAATGGCCGAATTCTATAATAATAACGATTATTTCAATGATATATTGTATTACATTAAATGGTTATATTGGGTTATGTTTGTATTTTGTGTAATTATGTTGTTCATGTCTGGTCAATATAAAAATATAAAAACATATTTGTTTTTTATTGTATTAGCCATATTCCCTACTGTCATATTAAATAATGTAATCACTTGGGCTAATACTAATATCAGTCAGGTAAAACTAAATACATTATATTTAATATTTTTAATAATAGGTGGCTTAACAGTTAGTTTACTATATTACTCTGGTAATATGGCTATGCCCACAGAAGTGATACCTCAGCAAATTAAATAATAATATTATATATAAATGGATATAATATTATGTGTATTATGTGCTTTCTTATGGGCGGTTAGTATAACTATTGAAAAATATTATATTTTAACCAAATATAAGGCGTATCAAATGATGTTTTTAAGACCATTGTTCTTTCTTGTTACAAGTGGTATTATTGTATATTATATGGATAATGGATTCTCTTTTTTAAAAAAAGTAGATAAAAAAGATTTGGCTATTGTGGCACTTGCCGTATTGGTAAACACTTTTACCCTTATAGCATTCTTTTATTTGCTTCAAAAAAATAAAACTAATTATACTTTATCCATAACACATCCTTTATTTATTATATTTTCAATACTTTTAGCTTATTTGTTTGCCGGAGAGAAAGTAAATAAAAAACAAGCATTAGGTATTTTAATGGTTCTTGTTGGTGTTATATTAATAAACTATTTTAAATATTAGATATCCTCATCCATCCAATCGAGTTGATTGTTAGCATTTTTCTGGACCCATTGATAACCAACCCAATGATGTTTTTGACCACCTCTCTTTAATTTACCCATTTTCTTCTCAAAATATTGAACAACTTCTTTAACAGGTGGAACTGGTATTCCTGTTCCATAATTCTCTCCATACCACTCCTTGAAATACATCGCTGTTTTTGTTTTATATAATTTGTAGTCTTCCTTATTAGCATCTTCTGGCGCTTTCTCAACCATATCTTCGAAGAATAAGTGACAATAATCCTCAGCACCTCTATATGCGTTACTTGCTGCTGTTACCTTATGACAATCTTCCACAAATCCTAAATTTTTAACAGCTAACTCACATAATAATGATGCAAATATAGGCGCATATTTTTTCAATTTAGGTTCAATATCAATGTCCTTCTTGAACTCTTTATCCTCAGGAACACTGCTTGGATTATCTACAAATTTCGATTCAAAATCAATCTTTCTTATTCTTCTCCATGTCCCATCATCATTCGACTTAATAGCAAATAGATAATTAGTCATACAACATAGTGTAAATTGCGGAACAAATACGAATGCCTCCTGATGTAAATGTCTGGCTTGTATTTCATCTTCACCTGTAATCTCTTTCATAATACCCTCATTAATTGTGTCACCTTTTCTTGGTTCTGTCATAACAGCATATCTAATACCTTTTAATTGCGCTACTTCACTCGAAGTACCGCCAATACTCGTTCTCTTTTGTGTTATCAATTGTGTTGGAACCTTACCATAGTATTCACCTATACAAAATCGCATTAAATCTACAAATTTAGACTTACCATTACGACCACATCCAGTATAGATATTAAATGTTTGATTCTTATTATTACCAATCAAACCTGTAGCAGCATGACTCCACATATATTTTCTTAGATTTGGGTCTGGAAACAACTGTTTCATAAATTCATTCAACCATTGAATTCCTTCCTCGTATCCTGGATTCCTACAGTTAATGTAGTCTATTTTTGTACACTTTGAAATATAATCATCTGGCCTTCCCTCTCTAAATTCATTATTCTCAAAATCATAGACTCCATTTTTAAAACCTATCAAATATGGATTTGCATCAAGTTTTTCAATCAAGGAATCATCGTAAAACAATGCTTTAGATTCATTAATAATATTATTTTTATCACTACTTCTCTTTAATTTTATAGCAATCTTATTATAAGTATTTGTTAATGATGTTAGTTCAGCTTGTCTCTCCGCGTCACCAGACCACGATGAATCTCTTAAATCATCAACTATACTCTTTTCTTTGGCTATAAATATTTTCGATATTTTAAGGGATAAATATCTACGTAGAGTCATAGGTGTTTTCTCGTGTTTCCATCTACCATTTGAAAATACCTTCCAAATATTCTTTTGACCATCAACACATTTCATCTTATCACCATATAAATGATATGCCAACATAGCCAAATCCCAATCAGCACCTTCACTCTGTATAACTTCTTCTAAAAACAGATTAACATTTGTTTTATATAATTCTTCATATCCTGTTGGATTACACTTCTTTGCCCAATACTTCAATGATGCCATTGTTAATCCATCATCTCTCATCTTTCCCCATAAATCAAGTATATCGTCTATTCCATTTATATCAAACTTATTAGATTGTGATGAAAACTTTATAAAACTCAGTATATTCATCTCAGAAACATTATGTAACGCCCATCCAACTCTTAACCATTTATCATATGGATCGTAATAATCGCTATTTAATAACATAGCAAGTTGATGTGCTGTTACTATATCATATTGTTGGATTTCTGTAGTTGCTAACATTTTTTCTATTAAAGCATCAACTTGCTCCATAGATGTAATGCTACTTAACTTATCATAAACATCCTCTATATCCATTGATACGCCAACTACTTTCTTTGACCTCGACATACTTTTTTGATTTGGCTGTGGCGTTACCTTTTTTATTCTATCTTTACAATCCTTCTTAATACTTTCTTTTATAGGTGCTTTTTGCCACGCCTTTCTTCTTAAACTAAATAATTTCACTAAATTATTCCCCTTCCAATCATCAATATCCTTTGGTGTTACTTCCCATTCCATATTACATCCATTTTCTTCCTCATCATCTGATAACATATCATCATCGCTATCCTCACTCTCAATATACCTAACCGTAAAATAGTCTGTAAACTTATAAGCTTCGTGTCCAGGTTTTGATGAACCATACATTTGCCAACCAACCTCTCCCTTAGATACACCTTCATCTATTATCTTTTCAGGTGTATTATCTTCACATAATACATTCT